TGGAGGAGGTACAATAGGAAGATTGATCAAGTTTAACTTTGGTTACATGGATCAATCCAAGCTTCCAAGATTGACTCACACCGGATTAGATACTGATCATTTGGCTGAATCTTTGGAAATGATTCCTTTGCTCGTTCAAAGTGGAGCATTGACTCCAACGAATTCAGATGAAAACATTTTAAGAGATCTTTTAGGATTAAATGAACTATCAGAAGAATCAAAGAGAGATTCTTTTGAAAGAGCTGCAGTTGGATCTTCTGCTTCAGGAGCTGCCTTACTTGCTGAACAATTAATCAATAGAAGGAAGAGCTTGAACAATGGTTAAGAAGATTAAGAAAAGAACAAAAGCTCAAACTCCAGCCCCTCCCAAAGATAGAATCAAGGGGAGCAAGACAAATCCAAAAGGATCAGCCGGAGGATCAAGAGGAGATATCAAAGTTTCTGAATCAACTAAAAAATCATTGAGCAACATGAGAGATAAGCACAATGAAAAGTATGCTGCTAAATCGAAACAAGTTGATTTAGGTATACTTAAGGCAGTCTACAGGAGAGGAGCAGGAGCTTTTTCTTCTTCACATAGACCAAACGTTACATCAAGAGAAGCGTGGGCTTTGGCTCGTGTAAAAGCTTTTCTTAAGCTCGTTGGAACAGGTGAAAGAAAAAAAGCTTATACAACTGATTTGGATCTTCTTCCTAGTGGACACCCACAAAAGACAGAAAAGAAAACTGAACTCTTAGCAATTCCTAAAAAATATTCTCACATTGATTTTACTCCTCCAAAAGGAGCTCAAGAGGCAGCAACAAGAGCACTAGAGAAAAGAGAAACTAAACCTCCTTCACAAAGAGGAGGAACTGAAGTTGGGCTTGCAAGAGCAAGAGACTTAAAAAACGGAGTAACGCTTTCTCCATCGACTGTAAAAAGAATGCTTGCTTATTTCACTAGACATGAAGTCGATAAAAAGGGGAGTACGTGGGAAGACTACGGAAAAGGAAGACAAGCTTGGGATATGTGGGGAGGGAACCCCGGATATACTTGGAGTAAGAAAGTAGTAAATCAAATGAAAAGAGCAGATGATAAAATGCAAAGCTTACGAGCATATGGAGAAGCATTACAACTTGCTACAACTCCAGATTATGAAATTCCTGAAGGGCTCCATATTGGAAAACCTTTTAAAACTCTTTCACTAGGTCAAGTTTCTTCTCGTATGAATGGAGACAGTATTGGAAGAGAAATCTCTTCTGATCTACTCAATGAGCTAGTAAGAGTTTTCAAGGAAAGAAAAAAACAAGATCCTGTAATCATTGATTGGCAACATGCAACAAGCCCATTTTCTGGAGGTGCTCCCGCTCCTCCTGAAACAGGAAACTCTCTTGGATTGATAGTTGACTTGGAATTAAGGGAGGAAGGCTTATATGCAATTCCTGCCTATAATGAAAAGGGGCTTGAAGTTGTCAAGAGTGCAGGGGGTGTTCTTTGGTCTTCTCCTGAATACATAGACGGAGAGGTCTTTTCTCGTGACGGTGGAAGCAAGATTGGAGATGCTCAATTATTAGCAGTAACATTAACTCCAAGACCTGCTCAATCTCACAACAAAATCGATACAATAACTTTATCTGAACAGGCTGGAGATATAGCTATGAATGATAAACAAGAAAAACAAGAACTTGAAGAAATGGGAACAGAAGCTTTAAAAGCTATGATTCAACAACTTCAAAAACAAATTGCAGCAATGAAAGTTGAAGCTGAAGCTTCTCTTAATAATGAAGATGATTCTGAAAAGAAAAATGAACATTATGATGATAAGAAAAAACTTGCTGAACATGATGATGAAGACAAGAAAAAACTTGCTGAACATGATGATGAAGACAAGAAAAAGAAAATGAATGAAGAAGAAGACAAAAAGAATAAATTAAGTGAATATCAAAATCTTAATTTATTGAGTGAAATCTCTTCATTGAAAAAAACAGTTTCAAGACTGAATCAAGAGAACAATGAAATCAAATGCAAAGAAGCAGTTACTCAGCTATTGAGTGAAGGCAAGATTTCTCCTGCAGAAGAAGCATATGCTAAAGACGCTTGGAGCATGAAAGATGTTCAGCCCTCATTCTGGAATATGTTTAGCAGTCGACCTTCAAACAGTCATGTAAATCTTTCTGCTATTGGTCATTCTTCAAGCGGTCAAGAGATCAACAAGAAAACACTTAATCAACGAGTGAAGACTCTTCAGAATGAAAAAGGAATTACTTATTCTGAAGCATTGAATTTGTTTCGATCAGAAAACCATGAATTTTATAATAAAGCTGTAGGAGGTCTATAATTATGAATATTATTAAGACATTTATTGCAAATGGAACTATTACTGAATATGCACTTGTATCAGTTGATACAGCCGGCAAAGTTGGAATTACAACTGCAGGAACATCCGTAAAGGTTGTTGGAGTTGCTCAACGTGCTGCAAGTGCTGGAGATGCTGTAGACGTTGTTATCTTTGGTGAAACTCGTGTAATTGCAGGTGGAACCATTGATCCAAATACTGAACCACGTTTAGCAGCTGTAGCAGCGGGAACAGGAAAAGTAGAAGCAGTTACTTCAGGAAAATATCCTGTTTGCCGCATGATTCCAAATGTCAATCAAGAATCAGCTGTAGCAAATGATCAAATTGTTGTTCTGTTTACAGGACCTTCAATCATCCACGCTTAGGAGTAAATTATGAATAGTGCATATAGTGTAATACATCCAGTAGACGAAATTTTAACAAGTCTAGTACAAGAAGCAATTCCTTCTGATAGTCAATTGATTGCTGATCAAGTTTTTGAAAATGTAAAAATTCCTCAAAGAAGCGGAACTTTGCTTTTAGAAAACACTCGAAACTTTATGGGAGCTCCTGAACTTGATCTTCAAAGAGCACCGGGAGCAAGTCGAGTTTCTTTAACTGAATATTCAAGAACAAATCTTACTTTCAAAGCTGAAAATTATGGATTAGAAGAATCTATTGCCATGGAAGATATTATTGATTCTCAATTTCCCGGTGGAGAAGAGCAACGAGCAGCTAAAAAAGTAAGACGTGCTCTTAAATTGTCTCGTGAAAAACGAGCAGCGGACCTTTTGTTTAATACTGCAGTTTTTACAAATACTGACAATTGCACAAATTTAATGGGTGGAAAACTCAACGCTGCAGGAACAGATGCATTAACTGGACTTGATAAATTGAAAGATCAAATCTTTACATCTGCTCATGGTATCAATCCGGACACTATGATTTTAGGAAGAGCTTCAGCTCGTGCTTTAGCTAGAAATCCTGAATTCAGAAGTTACTTGACTGTTGGAGCTAATCCAAGCGGTATTGCAGGCGGTGGAGAACTTGTTCTTAATGATGATGCTGTAGCTGCAATTATTAGAGATGTTCTTGGAATTCCAAATGTATATATTGGGTCAGCTCGAAGAGAAACAGCTATTCCTGGACAAACATCAAGTGAAGCTCAAATTTGGACTGATGGAACTATCTTTTGTGGAATTATGAAGGGTTCTGATTCTGTTGTTCAAAAAAGCGGTGGAGTAAAAGCAATGCCTGTTGCAGCTCTTAACTTTGATTTCAAACCTATGTTCAGTGGTCAATATGATTCTAACGATTCAGTAAGGCGTTCTGTATGGGTTGAAGAGCAACATGTTTTCAAATCAATTGATACTTCTCTTGGTTTTATTGTTACAGCTTGTATCTAAATAGAAAGCCTTTTCTATGTGTGATGATTCCATAACATTACTATCTGAATCAGACGCTGATAAAAGAGCAGTTTCTGAACTAGAGAAACAATTAAAAAACCAAAGTGGAATCAAAGCTGAACTAACAAAAGCAAAGATTAAAGAGCTAAAAACTCAAATCAATGCTGAAAAGAAAATGAAACAATCCTTGCAAAAATCAAGGAAAGCTTTCACAAAGAATTTAAAAAAGATTGTTAAAAGAAATGATCCAGCTTCACTGTTATCATTAAATAATAATGACATGAATCAATTAACCTTAAACTTTGGTTATGCTGAATCAGTAGATGAATTTATTGAACAATCTGAAAAGATAGCTGAAGCTTCAAAAGCAACAGCATCTCTAATAAATCCGGATCTTACTTTTGATCAACGGCAATTAAGAATAATTGATGCTGCAAAGACTGCAGCAACTCAAAGAATATTTGATGCTTTAATACTCCCAAAGCTTAATTCAGGAGTAAGAGAAGCTTTAGTTGCAATGACTTTAGAAGTGCCAATTAATCAAGCAATGTCTTCTCTTGCTCAAAGTTTTGAACAAGCTGAAAAAAGACAGTTGACAGAAATTAATACACAAATCGCATCATATGGAAGAACAATAACTGCTTCAATTGCAGATGCGGC